ACCGTGTTGTTTAAGACCAGATAGTTGTTGAGGTCGGCAGCTGAGAAGTAGAAGGTGGCTGACGATTGTTGAGGCGTTCCGCTCCACGCCATGCCCTCTAAAATGCAGTTGTAAGTAGTGCCACGAAAAAGGACGCTGACGCTCTTACCAACTTCGTCAGCCCCATAAGCAGGCAATTTGTCCTTCTGCATATTCAAGTTGCAAGTCACAGACTCAATACCGATTAGCGGGGTTTGATAGGTAGAAAGCAGATAGGTGGCATAGTCAAGAGCCTGAGCCGTTGAACTGTTCAGCGTGTTCACGTTGTATGTGCGGTACGGAATAGCCCCTGTTTGCACTGTCTGGGTGGCATAACTTTCAGGCACCACATTTACCTGGGTGTAGTAGTTATCGGCGTAACTAGAAAACTCTATTTTTTCGTACCGGTGAAAAAACTCATTATTGGTTGTGTCACTAAAGTCGCCATAGTTACCAGCAAATTTGTAGTACTGGTTTACTGGCGAAATGAAGTTGCCAATGTCTCGGATTCGGCCGTTCATTGTCAGGACGGTTTTATTGAGCCAATCGCCCCAGGTGCTGCTAATTGTCGTGGCTGGCATGGCCGTGAAATATCCGTATTGGCTGTTTGCAGCAGCTGTTAAACCAGTTTGAGCGCTAGCGCGATTTAACTGCCCGCCGTAAGTATCGGCAGGCATGGCGTAATTGTTGCCCTGTAAACGGCCCCATTCGGCAAAATGGCTTTCCATCGTAATGGTTACATAATCGGCGTTGCCTACGCCGCCTGCATAAGGAATGCCGTACTCAACGGTTGCATCGGTTATTCGACCAGTAAACAAAGAAGTATAAAGACCAGCGTCTAAACGCACCTTTACTTCAACATAAGTGCCAGTAATCCACAACGCATTAGGGGCGACATAGCCAGTGGGGTAACGCATTGTCACCGAACCAGTGTTGGCGTTGTATTGGTCTAACTGGCGGCGACGACCTATGTTGAGCGACACGGATTGCACGTCTGTAGCGACATTAGTCATCGTGGCGTAGGTAGCCCCATACATGACTTGATACTCAATACGCGCCATTAGAAGATGTTGCTCACCTTGATAGGTACAGACCCGTTTTGGCGCATATAGGTACGCAAGGCTGCTACTACCGCGTTAGGGTCGCCACCGTTCACATGGATAGTCACATTGGTGCCACCACCCATGTTGCCAAGTTTGTCTAATGGGATTACGGCCTCTGGGCCTTTTTCCCCGATCACGGCAAGTTGAGCGCTGGTAACGATTCCACCCTCAGCGAGCATAGGAATGTTCGGAACCTCAAAGCCTTTGCCACCTAAACCTGGCACCCATTTAGGAAACTCGAAGGACAATTTGCCGATGGTGTTATTCCACAAAGAAGCGATGCCGTTAAAGATTGCTTTATAGACACCCATAACAAAACTCAAGTAAGAGGTGATTGCGTCCATGCCACCTTTTATGCCTGTTTTTATTGCACCAAATACAGCATCAACAATGTCGCGGAACGTATCGAATTTCTTGTATGCCAGCACTATTCCAACAACTAAAGCGGCAATGGCAATACCAAAAAGTACGATTGGGTTAGCAGCGACAATGGCGTTAAAGATGACTTGCGCCGCGCTAGCCAACTGGGTGTAAAGGGTGTACACCTTCATGGCTGCGTTAGCGATCACAATGGCAGCTGCGATAGAACCAATAGCACCGGCAATAACTAAAAACACTCCAGTGTTCTCTGATGCCCATTGACCCATTGTTTGTAGGAAAGGCAACACTGCTTCGATGGCTGGCAGAAGTGCTGCACCGATTGACTCTTTGGTTTCTGCCAAGGTAACGGCCAGGCGCTTAAATTGTCCTTCTGCTGTGTTGGCTGCGTCAGATGCGCCGCCGCTAAATTTCTTTGCAACGTCATCGGCGTAGTCGCCTGTAGTCGCCATTAGGTCATTGACTATTGCTGATTGGCTAGCAAACTTTTCATTGACTGATGTAAGTTTTTTTGTAGCCTCACTGCCCGACAACATTCCTTCAGCGATCTGGTATTTGACCAGGGCAACTTCTGACTCTATTTTTGCCAGTTTCTTTTGCTCTTTTTGCAGGTCAATAGATGCCTGGATACCTTCAGACATTGGTATGCCAAGCTTCTTAAGCGCGGCATATTGCCCCATCTCGGCCTTGGCCAAGGCTTGGGTAACTGTCTCGAGAGGCTTACCAGTTCGCGCCGCCACGTCCTGGGCAATGGCTAGCAGTTTGTTTGAGCGTTCAACATCGTTAGTAGCCAGAACCAACTTGCTAAACGCTGGGCGTAGTTCGTCATCAGCAACACCGGTAGCCAAAGACATTTTGGTAATCATGTCCTCAGTCGCTTTAATCTGTGCGTCTGTTGCGTGGGCCGAGCTACGAAGGTTGCCAGCCAAGATTGTTTGTGCAGCTGCATCTTCCATTGCGCCTTTGGCTGCATCGCCAAGTGCCAGGGCTAATCCACCAACGGCTAAGGCTGCTGGTACTGCTGCTTTCTTAATTGCAAATTGAGCCTTTTGCCCGTTGGTTTCGAGACTCTTAAATTCTCTAATTGCTTTGTCTATGCCCTTGGAATCAAATTCCGAGACAATAGGAATAAATACAGCCATTACTTGCCCAGCGTTCTACTTGTTTGATTCATCACTTCTTCAACGGCTGCCAAAATATCTTTGGTTGCCTGGCCGTAAATGTATGATTGCGAGCGCCACATACCGCGCTGAGCTTTGCCGAAACGGTCATCTAAATTACGCACAAATTGGGAACTACCGTCACGCAAGCCTGCTAAGTCAAAGAACGCCGCGCCAGCGTTTTTCTGGATAAGCGTCACCAGTGGGATATTGCCATTCCTATTGCGCCCGCCAATTTGGATAGTTACGCCTTTACGGACTTTTTGCACGTCATACGCTAAACGGGTGCCACCCTTTTTTGATGGTGCCATACCAGATAAAGGCAAAGTCTCTGGGTATCGGCTAGCGACTTGAGTAACCATTTCCGCGCCAGCAGCTTTAATTTTGTTGGTGGCTTTAAATTTGGTTTTGGTGTCAAGCTTGCCCAATTCAGCCAGAGCCACCTTGAGGCCTGTTATCTCTGTATGAATGGTGGCGCTCATCTTTGTTTTTTCCTTGACTCGTTAATGATACTAATGCAGGTAGTCAAGTCGGGAATGTCAAAGGGGATATCTGGCGGCCAGAATCCTGTCTCAACTAGCAGCGATGCTAGAGAATATCGGAAGGTGCCGCCTCGGTAGGGTTTTCAGGTTCTGAATCCACCACCTCGAGCGATACAAGCTGCTTAATGAAATCGTCCAGCATCAACGGTATTTGACCTATGCCAGAAATCTTTGCTGCTTCGTGAGCCATGAACGCTAAATCTTCCATACCAATTCCGCCTTCTGCTAGTTGGCTGGCTTTGCGTTTGTATTTGCGCTCCCAATTGACGATTACCATCAGGTTGGTTTTGACTTGTACTGGGCCTTGACCCAGGTCTATTTGCAGTGTTAGTTGCATTGTCGGCTGCTTTCTTTTTTAGCGATCAGGGCGATGTGATATCGCGAGCGAATGTTCCACCCTGGAAGGTGACTTCAATCATTGACAGTTCACCGTATGAACCGTTGATTGGCTGGAACGATGAAAGGAAACAATTAGTAACTGTGTATTCAGGGTTGGTTGCGGATTCTGTCGCGCCAGCAGGTGAAATGGTAATCACGGAAGTACCGGTACCGAGTGCAGCTGTAAGTGCTGCTTCAACAGAAGTTGTGCCGTAGGACGCGTAACACGTCAAGGTCACTTCCACCTGTTGAAGGCCTTTTACGAAATAATGGGCCGCATCTCCAAAGCTAGTGCTCTCGAGAGCGTCAAAGCCCACTGTGATTGCCGCGCTTGATGTCACCGTTGTGGCATCGAATAGGGTGCCCGATGTGGCTGGAAGAATAGTCACTGTTGGGTTAGTTAGGTATGTGGTGGTGCTGGTGGCCATAATTACTCCTGGTCATGTAGGTGTGTCGGGCCACCGCTGTTGTTTAGATTATTGCAGATTCTACGCGCTTGTGTGTGCATCATAGGCTTTGCGCTTGCATTCTAATCGTCAAGTCGTAGGCAGGGAATTCTTGCCCACCGATAGAAGCTAGTGCTGGGTTGCCCGATACTACTGCCACGTTCTTTTCTAGAAGGCTGGCAGAGATGGCTAGCAAGGGTCGTAGCGTGTCCAAGTTGCCTGGGCCTATACCAATGACGCGCACTGAAAAAATCATTGTGACGATGTGATCGTTCATGGCTGTGAATGATGGGGCATCGATGAAGCAGCAATTGCTGTTGAGGTTCCGTGGGTCAGTGACAACCCGCAAGCCCGTTATCGTGGCCAGCGTTGTAGCCAGATCATCTATGGCTTCATTGAATAGGTCTGTGTATGCCATTAGGCCACCGCTGGGCGGTCAATCCCTAGCAGCTGCTTAACCATCGGGGTAAAAGCATTGGTGGTGATGGCTTGGCCCATTGAATCAAAACTGGCAAATTGGTCAATACTTCCGCGCTGACGGAAATACGCACCGGCAAGCATGATGGTTCCCAGCGTCACATCGCCCGATGGGCTGGTTGCTAGCGCGTCAAAATAAGAAGCTTCTTGTCTGCGCCTGTAAGCGACCTGATTTCCAGCAGATACACATTGAGCCAAGAAGGTGGTTTCATCGGCTGTAGGGCTCGTTAAACCGAGCCACAATTGAACCTGGGCGCTTGTTACCCATGTGCACGTCTGTGTATAGGTCAGGGTGCCAGGCGGGATTGCAGCTGAGCGCTCGAGATCACCGTCAGCGTCATAAAACATGATCTGGTTAGGTATCGGGAAATCTGCATCGAGCAGAATGTCACCTTGACTGTCTATGCCTCGATAGAGGTATTGGGGCAATGCGTAAACGGTTTGTGTGCCGTTTAAGCCATGGCCAAGACCTGAAAGAGTGATGGATTCACCAATAGCAATATCGGTGTTCTCCAGTGTCTGAACAACTGCATAGTCGTCCAGACGCTGGTGGAAAATAACACTGTAAGTAGCCATGGCGGCTAACCGCCTTTCGCTTTACGCGATTGTGATTGACTGAATGAAGCTTGATTTTGCAACGAAGGTTGCGAAGTACTGGTGGATACTCAGCGTACGGCCCAATGTAGATGGGTTTTCGAAGCTCTGCAATTGAGCCCCAGATTCGTAAATTTCGAAGCCTGGCGCGTAAACAACAAGCATGGTTCCAGCAGCGAAGTTGTTATCAACAACAAGGGTGAGGCCCATAACGTCCATTGCGTTGTAAGCAAGACCGCCTACACGACCGAGTGCGTTTTGTCCAAGAACACCGTTTGTGGTGTAACCAAGAACAGGACGCTTCGAACCGTCTAACTGACTGCCCAATTTCTCCCAGACATCGGGTGACACGCAAAGATGGGTTGGGAAGAAGTTTGAATCTTCCGCAATTTCACGCGCTGCGTCATAGAGCGATGTAATCAACGAAGTCGGGTTGTCTGCTGTCACAGTCCATGTTGAACCTGAAGCGGTCTTACCAGCTACAAGTGCATCGGCTGCGATGTCGTCTGTCTTGATCATTACTTCACCGGCGAGGTCGTTCAATACAAGCTGCAAAGCGGCTGGGTCTGTGAAGTCGATGTCTTGCTGTGAGAGCGTGACTTGGCCAGCGACAGTTTGCTTAGTAACTGTGTTTGAAGCAATAACCATTGTGGTTGCTGATACTGCATCAAGTTGGTTCGCTTGTACGGCTGCACTGGTGTGGGTAGTGATGGTTGGGCGAATGAACTGGCGAGATGGTGTTGAAGGCATCGCCTTTGCGCCAAATGCTGAAACCACAGGGCGAACGAAATTTAGGTCCTGGAACAGAGTCCCGAGCACGTTGAGATTTAGGAGCCCTGGTGTGTCACCGGTAACGATGTCTCCAGCTGCTGCTTGCAGTGCTGTTTGTCCTCGGCGCTGTGCTTGCTTGAAAGCGTCACTGACTTTGTGGTAGGTGTCTCCACCAATGTGGTAAGCAGCGAGAAGTTCGCTAGCTGATGGCATAGCAAATTCGCGTTTTGGCTGGGCAAAAACTGATGATGCTTCGATTACTTCTGGGGCTGGTGTTTCTGACACTGGGTTCTCCTGTGGCTCTGTGGGTTCTGGCTCGTCGGCTGCCGTTTCTGTATTATTGCTGATTTCCCCATCTGATGTGGGGATACTCGCTGCAACTTCTGTGATGCTAGCACTAGCGCCAAAGGCACCGTGTGAAACTAACGATAATTCTGTCCAGGCTGCTTTTTCAATAAGCATGACTCCAGCTTCGTTGTAGCTAAATTCCAGCGCGTTAATTCCGACACTAACTTGGTCATACACGTTTTCTAATGCCAATTGGAGCGATTCCTCGCCGAGCACGGTCTTAGCAATTTTGGCTTGGAACAGCATTCCTTCTGGGGTGTCCTCGCGGGCAATGACTGTGCCAATTACCTTGTCGGCCGAGTGACCTACAAACAGCTTGGGGTTAGGGCCATCAACTGGCAAAGCGCCAGGCGACAGCATAATTTCTGTGCCATCGCTCACTGTTGCAATGACGTTATAAGGCGCGGCAATACCGGTGATGGTTCTGCTAGGTGTGCCGTCTGATGCGGCTGCATCGATGGTTACTGATGTTGCATTAAAGCGGATCATGCTAATTCCTCTTGTGTGTTTTCTTCTGGTAGGTCTGGGGAATCCATTTTGTCGGCTATTTCATTTTCGACTAGGAAGTCGTGGGTGTCAAACTCAACATAAGTACCGCGTGGCAGTACGTTGTTCTGACTGAGCGTGGCCGCCAAACACTGCGAATATGCCTGTACGCCAAAGATATACAAATCCGCCCTGGCTTGCTCAGAGCTCTGATATGAATACGCGCCAGTGGATACGCCCACCAAATATGGCGGCACGTTAGTTAGCCGCGCACATTCAAGCGCCTGATAGTTGGCCGCATCTATCAACAGCATTTTGTCTGGGGTTGCTGTGGTTTCGGTGTAGCTCAAAAACTCATTGAGCGCTGCAGTCTGGTTAGTTGCTCGAGCTGCATTAAACGCTGATGCCAAGTCTGCTAGTTCAGAAGCGCTTAACGGTTCGCCACCTGTCTGCTTCAAAACGCCTGCAGGTATTGACGATTCCGCATTGCGATAACGCGCTGCTTCCAGTTTCAATGCTGTTGCTACGGTCTGCTCTGACATATACACAATGCCCTGAATAGGGCTGAGGAATTGCACCAAATCTTTAGGGTCAATCATGTTGCCTTGGAAGTAAACCTCTTTGGAAGGCGCGAACCATACGGGCCCAGCCTGGTCGGTTGTCGTTACTGATCCTGCAGGAAGGCGTGTGAAACCTGAAGGGAAACCGTCTTGTGTACGGCTGGTGATATACCAAAATGCGCGGCCATAGAAGAACAGATCGTCAAAAGTCCAGGCCATCAGGAAGTTATATGTGACGGTTGGGTCTGGCTGGCGAAGCCATGCGCGCGGCGCAAGGTACACCTTTTCCATTTCGGTTTCGGTTTCGTTCCAGCGTTCCGTGTACATCTTCAATGGCATAGAGCCAATGACAGAAGCCATGAGATCACGGGCGCGAGAAATGGTGGCAACGCTCATTGCTTTGTTGCGCGCTGGGCCTTCAACGTATGAGTAGTACTGGCCAATGAGATTGACACCAGCAGAATTAGGTGAGTACCCACCAGCGGCTGCTGCTTTGGCGGTTGGCTCTGCAGGGCTGATTGCTGCTTTAGTAACTCGATTGAATAGTGCCATGTTGGGATTATCTCACATTTCAGGTTGGCAGGTGGTCATGCCTTGCCAGATTCCCGACAGAACTAGCAAGACACAACCGCCGATAGTTTACCGATTGACAACTACCAGCATGGGCTTTCCAGCCTGCTTTGGTCGTGACGCTAACGCTGCCGCCCAGATTGTGCAGCGCGCTAATTCAATGGGCCCAGGCGAACGCTTAGAAGATAGAGCCAATGCGTTTTGCTGGTAGATGGCTACGGCTCTGTTCATGTGTTCGGCAAGGTTTGACTGGCCCATATGTACAAGTCGGCTGTCGTTGATCATGCCTTTAACCAGGCTGGTGTATTTCATCAGCTCGCCATATCCAACAACTTTTTTTCTACGCTCGAGAGATAGAGGGACATGGTTTTCTAATGTTGGTGTGACAGCAACCATGGTGGAAGGGTGCCGGCAAGCGTCTAGTAGTGCCTGTTGCATTTCGGCTAGAGAGCCAACTACGAACTCAACATTGACATGAGCCACGCCTACATCGTCAACCGCTGCACGTACTGCGACATAGCGCGACCCGTCAAGCGATGAATCAACCGCAATCCAGCCACCTTCTGGCCCTTCCATATCTGACAGGCAAGCGTCCCACTGTCCAGGCTGCAACCAGCAAGCGTCAGCGTTGACGAATTGATTTAGAGACCCGCGTAGAAAAGAAGAGCGGTCTGGGTGATCAGCGTCAAGAAGTAGTGACTCAAGTTCTAGCGTCTGGCCAAGCGCGGGGTTAGCCCAGCCCCACCA